TAACGTGTTAGCGATGTTATAAATTGCGGTGTGAAGTTGTTCCGTGGTGGTCATGTTATACCCTTTCGTTTAGTGTACCTTTATTATAACGCAGTCGTGCACCGCTGTAAAGTAACAACCTTGCGCAAGTGGAAAATAATACTATGTAGGAATTATGAAGGTACACGGTTATGCTTGCAAGCAGGTACACAACAGTGTATATTATAAGTGCGCCAAGGGAAAAGGCGCAAGGACATAGTAGAAAGGGTAGAATAATGATTGAGAACGTCGAAGTAGCCTATTGTATGGCTAAACTCGAAGATGCCATACGCAGGGAAAAGAAGAGCGCCGCTATTTATCTCGATTGTAACGACGGCGTGCAGGATGGCATTTACGAGCGTATTATTTCGCGTTGGTCAACTATGATTGCATCGTTTGAACTCGCCTTTGGCGTGAGCTATTTCAAGCAGTACTAACTATTTATTTGTGTACACCTTGTGAAGTACATGAAAACGTATTGCATCCGGTACATGTTCAGAGTATTCTAACAGTGCGCCAAAGATGAGCGCTAGAACATAGCAGAAAGGGATGGAAATGAAGCTTCGCAGCATGAGCGCAGAGGTTGAGCACGTGGACGAAATTACGTTGGAGCTTGCAAACGGCGAAGATGTGACGCTTGAGAACGCCTATGTTCTAACGTCGTACAGCTCACGAGTGGCCGTGTACTGCAAGATGCGCGTTTACCTGCTCCCCCGGTACGACTACAGCGTGACCACGTGGAAACATGTTCACGCGTTCGTTGAGGATTATTGCTCGTTCGTGAACGACTACCCCGCAAGCCGGATTCGCGCCATCGCAGCGCAGGGCGTGGAGGATACGGAAAAGGAATACGCGTTCGCGAACGGCATCGTTCAAAAGGTGTTGCGGATGGACACCAAGGACGAGCAGGGGCGCTATATACCCCGCTATGAGCGCAAGATGTCCAAGTTCTAGCATCCGGCAAGGGCAAGGTTGCATCAACTAGTTTGTGGGTTCTGTGTAGCGGCTTGCAAGTGGTTTTTCATACTTGACAAGTCGCTACGTATTCCCTAGAATAGGCATCGCCATTCAATACAGATAGAAAGGATAGGGCAATGGCGCGTAACACTGTTCAGAAGAAGTTCACGACAACCCAGGTTCGCGGATTCGTAATCCGAGACGGACAGCCGGAGGAGGTGACTTTCGAGCTTGACCGAAAGTGCGGTATCGCCACGGCGCAAGCTATCGTGCGCAAGCAGGAACCCACTTTCGCAGCCGTCGAGGTTGTCGAGAGCGAACAGCTCTACAAGATGGATTTCGACACCTTCAAGAAGTACGCAACTCCTTGCGAGGACGGCGAATAAGGCAAACAGGGCGCAGCCCTGAAGAAGAAAGGAAAAGGAAATGACCAACGAGCTTGCAATCAGCAACGAAGCCCCCGACATGTGCAAGGGCATGTATTGCTCCATCCATGCGGAGACGCAGGACGACCGGCTGGACATTTACGAAGCAGTGTCGAACTCGATGCCCCTTGACGACATGGTGGGCAAGGTTGTTGAGGTTGAAAACGTCATTATTCAGCCCGTGGAGATGCCGGATAATGCGACGGGCGAAATCACCGTGCGAAACCGCATCGTGCTAATCACCCCCGAGGGCGATGCCTACGGATGCACGAGCACCGGCGTTGAAACCTCCATGAAGAACCTTTTCAGCATCGTCGGGTGCCCTCCCTGGAACCCGGCAATCGCCTTCGATGTGGTGAAGAAGCAGGGGCGAAACGGTTACAAGTTCACCACCCTGCAGCGTCACAAGAAGTAACTTCCCAAGCAGCTTCGATTACAGGGGCGGGTGATGGACGCCCGCCCCTTCGGTCTGTTACGGGGAGGTTGCAATGACGAAGGCGAACGACGCAGCCCGCGCACGCGTCGCGGATGCGGAACGCAGGGCGAAGCGCAAGGTGAGACGGTTGCAGAAAAAGGGCGTGAGGACGGGCGCCATATCCCCGTTCCGGACGGTGGACGCGTCCAACACAAGGGCTATGAACGCCTACGCCAAGGAGTTGGAGCAGTTCGTTTCACGCTCAACACGGTTCGTGGCTGGGAGGGACGGAACCCCGATACCTTACACGGCATACCGCGACTACAAGCGCATAGAGAGACAGTGGAACAGGGAGCACAACAAGTATTGGGAGAGGTTCGCGGAGCAGCCGTTCATAACGGCTTACGGAGCAAGCGACACCACGCTCGGGATGCGCTCAGCCATTTCCCATGTGAAGGGGCTCCCCTTCGGCAACATAGGGTACACGCGGGAGCTTCTGCCCGAGCAGATACGGAGCGAAGCGGACTTGCGCAAGCGCATGGAGATTCTGAAGAGGGAGCTTTCCCCCTCGTACCAGAGGAAGCGCGTTTCCCAATTGCGCAAGAACCTGCTGGAACATGCCGCCACGTTCAACGACGAACGGCTCCCCAAAATGATACGCAAGCTGACGAACGAGCAGCTTTTCGCATTGCAGAACTTCACCAACTTCGTGCCGCTGTACTACCGCTACATCAACACCGACAGGGACAACGCCATGGGGGCGCAGGCGGACGCGGTGGACGACGAAGCGCAGAAGGAGCATATGATTCTGACTATCGAGCAGGTGAGGAAGCAGTACCCCGCGAAGAACGCGAAGCGGCCTAAGAGCAAGGGTAAAGGGAAGGACAAGAGCAGGAAGCGCCGATAGCCTATGGAGTATTCGGCGGACTTCGAGACGACTACCGATGCGGAGGACTGCCGAGTGTGGGCATGGTGCGTGTGCGAGATAGGGAACCCCGACGCCGTCTTCTACGGCAAGGACGTGGCATCGTTCCTGGACTTCTGCAAGGAGAACGGCGGGACGTACTATTTCCACAACGCGGCGTTCGACTGCGAGTTCATACTATGGCATCTGATGAACGAGGGGTACACGTACAGCGACAAGCCGGAGAGCAGGACGTTCAGCACGCTTATCTCCGGAATGGGCAAGTTCTACCAGATGAAGGTGTGCTTCGAGCGGAAGGGAAGGAAGAAGTCGGTCTCATGCACGTTCAAGGACAGCTTGAAGAAGCTGCCGATGAAGGTTTCGCAGATTGCGAAGGCGTTCGACCTTCCCATATCGAAGCTTGCCATAGACTATTCGGAGCACAGGCCGGTGGGGCACGAGCTTACAGACGAGGAAAGGGACTACATCCGCAACGACGTGCAGATAGTGGCTTGCGCCTTGCAGCAGCAGTTCGGAAAGGGGCTGGACAGGCTCACCATAGGAAGCGACGCGCTGAACGGCTACAAGGGCATGGTAGGTTCCAAGTGGGACGATTGGTTCCCGAAGCTGCGCATCGAAACGGATGCTATGATTCGCAAGGCGTACCGGGGAGGTTACACGTACGCCAACCCGGCGTTCCAGGCGGACGAGAACCACCCGGACAGGGTTCAGGGCGAGGGTTCCGCCTTCGACGTGAACTCCCTGTACCCGGACGTCATGTACAACAGGCCGCTGCCGATAGGCAATCCGATATACTTCAGGGGGGAGTACGCGGAGAACCCGCAGTACCCGCTCTACATCCAGTTCATGAGCTGCCACTGCAGGTTGCGCGAAGGGCACCTTCCCACGTTGCAGATTAAGAACAACCCGTTCTATTCAGAGACCGAGTACATTTCGGATACCGAGGGCGTTGTCGAGCTTGCGCTCACCAACATCGACCTCGAGATACTTATGCAGCAGTACGAGGTTACGGTGTTCTCATACAACGGCGGCTACATGTTCGAGCAGGCGACAGGGCTTTTCAAGGACTACATAGACCACTGGATGCACGTGAAGGAAACATCGGAGGGCGGGCTTCGCCAGCTTGCCAAGCTGATGCTCAACTCGCTTTACGGGAAGTTCGCGACCAACCCGGACGTAACGCCGAAGGTGCCGTACCTGAAGGATGACGGTTCCGTGGGCTACAGGTTGGGCGACAAGGAGACGCGAGACCCGGTGTACACTCCGATGGGATGCTTCATCACGGCATGGGCGAGGCACAAGACGATAAACGCGGCGCAGAGCGTTTACGATAGGTTCATGTACTGCGACACAGACAGCATTCACCTTCTGGGAACGGATGTGCCCGAGGGCTTGGAGGTTCACCCTACAAGGCTGGGAGCATGGAAGCACGAGAGCAACTTCAGCATGGCGAAGTACGTGAGGGCGAAAACCTACATGGAGCGAATAACGCAGGTTGGCAAGATGGTGGACGGCGAGTACGTCATGGTGGACGTTGAGCCGTTCGACGATGTGAAGTGCGCCGGGATGCCCGAGGAGCTGAAGCGGATGGTAACGTTCGACACCTTCCGGCGCGGGTTGCGGCTTTTCGGGAAGCTGAGACCCAGGCATGTGAAGGGCGGAATCGTCCTTGAACCGGTTACGTTCACGCTCACATGATTGGAGGTGCGTATGGTTGAGCGGAGTTTCAGAATCGAGGAATCCATGTACGAGCAGCTGCGGGAGATTGCGGAGCGGGAGAGCCTTCCGATTTCGTACATCGTGCGCGTAGCGCTGGCGCAGTTCGTGGACGCTTACACGGGTTCGGTCGATTTGGTGAAGATGCGAAACGGCTCTTGACATACAGGTGCCGGCGGGCGTACAATCGCAGCCGGTGATACCCAATCCGTCTGGACGATGACCGAAGCGGGGTTGCTACGGGTGAAACCGCCCGCACGAGTACGTGCCGCAATAGCAGCGGCAGCGTTTCGGGAATGGGAGCTGTCACCGAAACCGCAAGCCCTCGCCACGGTCGAAAACCAGGTGGCGGGGGCTGTTCTTTTAGGAAAGGAGAGAGCATGGATTTGGAGTACTTGCTGGAATGGCTTCGCACTCGCATGGACGAGGGCGAGTACGCGACCGCCGAGACGTTCCTGAACGACATGGCGAAGCGCAGTGCCGATGCGGACGAGTACCGGAGTTCCGCAGAAGCCCGCATGAGCGAGTACGCAGCCAACGAGGAAGCCATGAAGGCGGACATCCAGAGCCTGAAGGCGCGGAACTACGATTTGCTCATGCAGATTCCCGCAGACAACGGCGGGGACAACGATGGGGACGGCGTTGTGGTCGAGGACGTGGACGATGACGGAACCGTGTACCATATCGACAATCTTTTCACCGATGAAGAGGAAGTGAACGATGGCAACCAAGACCGTTAAGACGTTGAGCGCGACCAACGCGCAGATTCTGAACGCAATCCGAACCGATGCGTCGCTTGCGTACCAGCAGCGAATCCCTGCCGCTACGCAGGGGGATATCACCGATACCGTGAACCACCTGCTCGAATACCGTCCTATGATGAACGAGTTCGTGGACGCGCTGGTGAACCGAATCGGCGACGTTGTAATCAAGAGCAAGGTTTGGAGCAACCCGCTCGCGCAGTTCAAGCGCGGCATGATGCAGTACGGCGAGACCATCGAGGAAATCGCCACCATGCTGCTGAAGGCGAAGCGCTACGACCCGAACCGCTGCTACGACGATGTTTTCGCGTGCAACCCGCCCGACCTCATGAGCAACTTCCACAGCATCAACCGCCAGGACATGTACGAGCTGACGATAAACGACATGCTCCTGCGCCGCGCGTTCCTCACCGACTACGGCTTGCAGGACTTGGTCGGGCGCATCATGGAAACGCCTTACACCAGCGACTACTGGGACGAGTACCTCATCATGCGCAACCTCTTCGCGGAGTACGCGCGCATCGACGGGTTCTACAAGGTGCAGGTGCCCGACGCGTCCGCCGTGACCACCCGCTCGGAGAAGCAGGACGTCGCCATGGCGATTACCGAAGCCGTTCGCTCCATGTCCGGCAAGATGGCGTTCATGAACGACAGCTTCAACGCGGCGGGAGTTCCGACGCACACCCGGAAGGACGAGCTGGTGCTGTTCGCAACGCCGGACTTCTCCGCCATGCTCGACGTCAACGTAATCGCGTTCGCGTTCAACGCGTCGGCGGCAGACCTGAACGTGCGCGTCGTGGAAGTGGACGATTTCGGCATCGACGGGTGCCAGGCCATTCTGGCAGACCGCGATTTCTTCCTGTGCGCGGACACGCTCATCGACTTCGAGAGCATCCGCAACCCGAAGGCGATTTCCTGGAACTACTGGCTGCACCACCACGGCATCTACTCCGTGTCCCGCTTCGTGAACGCCGTCATGTTCACCACCGAAGCCGGAACCAGCGTCACCGTGCCGTCCGTGAAGGTCACAGGCGTCAAACTGGACTACGCGACGGTCGGCGGGGTCAAGCCGACGTTCGCGGAGAAGGGCGCCAAGACCCGGCTCGCCGCAACCGTCGAGGGAACCGTCACGCCCGCAACTCCGGGTTACGAGGTGCCGCAGGGATGCACGTTCGGCATCACCGCGAACAACACCGGCGTTGCCGGGGGCGGCGTTCGCCTGAAGATGGGCACGTTCGTGGATGCCGAGGGCGTTCTGCACGTGGCCGAGGACGAGGTGGCCGAGAACGTGACCGTGACCGCGACCAGCACGTACATCGACCCGACCGTGCCCATGGGCGAACAGGCTTACCAGCACGCCGAACTGGTCGTCGGAATCGGCAAGGCATACGCGGCAGCGTAAGGAGGACGACATGGCACAGGATTTCCCTGGACTTCCGGAGGATATCTACGAATATGAGAACGGTTTCAACTATTCGGTGTGGACGCCGAACACTTCCGTTGTCATGTGCAACGTGCCATGGGATTCGTCATACCGCGACATCGTGCGGTTCGATACGGATTCGGAGCGGGATGCGTACTTCGCGTCCCGCTCTTCCGACGGGTATTCGTTCACCCTCAACGGGCTCGTGTACCTCAGGTACGGCGAGCCGGTGAGGGTGAACGCGCCCTTCGACATGGTCACGCGATGCAATTACATGGTGGTGCGCAATCCGCTCCAACCAGTGCCGCCTTCGGGCAGGCGAACGCCGGACACGTTCTATTATTTCGTGAGCGACGCGAAGTACATAGCGCCGAACACCACCCAGGTGAACGTTCAGCTGGACGTGTGGATGACGTACGGGAGCAGGGTCGTGTTCGACATGTGCTATGTGAACAAGGGGCATATCGGAATTGCGAACTCCAACAGCACGCTCGGCAATTTGAGCGAGTACCTTACCGATACGGAAGGGCTGAACATCGGGGACGAGTACGAGGTGGTTCACCAGGAATACATGAACTTCGCGGAGGAAGCGCCCTGGATTATGTTCATGTGCTCCGCCGATTTGGAAGGCGATTGGGGAACCGTCGGCTCGCCCAACTTGTCCGCATCGTCCGGAACCATCGCCGGGGGCATGATACAGGGCTGCGGGCTTTACGCCGCGAGTTCGCAGAACTTCCTAATCGTTCTACGCGAGCTTTCCAACGCCCCGTGGATTTCGCAGTGCATTTCGTACATGACCGTAGTGCCGAGGAAGCTTATAGAGGTGAACGAGGCTGCTCCGGTGAAGGTCGGGCAGTCGAACACGCCGGTGTACAGGCTGGAAGCTGACACGGTGCAACCGTTCGCAATGACCGTCGATGGGACGTTCGACAAGTTCCACATACCTTCCAGATACCGCAACCTTCTCAAGTTCTACACATCGCCCTACACGGCAATCGAAGCGACGTACCAGAACGGCGGCGAGATTGTGCTGAAGCCGGAATGCCTGCGGGTGGACGTCTCCAACGCTCAGACGATGGAGTTCGAGGTGCTTTCCTCGCCCATCCCTCCGAGCGTCCGGGCGGCCGTGGTGCCCAAGGACTACAACCGAAGCCCAGGCATCGGCGATGTGGTGGCGAGTTCGTACAACGGCGCGGGTTTCCGGACGGACGCCGTTCTCTACGGCGGCGAGGGACTGGACATGGCGCTTGTAATCACCAACTTCCCGCAGCTGTCCGTGACGAACAACATGTACGCGTACTACATGGCATCCACGGTGAACGCCAGGAACTACCAGTTCGCGGCTGCTGACTGGTCGCAGCAGAAGGCGCTCACGGCGGCGCAGCTGTCGTTCGACCAGAGCGGGGCGAACATGCAGAACGCATGGGCGAACCAGCAGGTCGCCAACCAGGCGAACTGGGCGTTGAGCGGCATATCCCAGGAGAAGAACATCTGGGGAGGTGCGACCTCCATGCTGTCGTCGGGTGCCGGCGCGCTAGGGAACGCGGCATCCGGCAACATGGGCGCGGCGATGAGCGATGTTGCGAACACCGCCCTAGCAGGTGCGAACATGGTCATGAACGCCGATTGGATTGGGAGGACGACGGCGGCGCAGGTTGGCGCGGCTACGGCATCCACCAGGAACAACATAGGGTTGCAGGACTACATGCGGAACACCAACTACGATTACGCGGTGTACGCTGCCAACGGGGATTACGAGACGGCTATACAGAGCATACAGGCCAAGGTGCAGGACGCGAAGCTCACGCAGCCCACGACCAGCGGGCAGAACGGCGGCGATTTCCTCAACGCGGCGCACGGGTACTTCGGCGTGCTGCTGAAATGGAAGCGCCTGAAACCGAACTTCATGCGGCAGGTCGGGGACTTCTGGCTCCGGTACGGGTACTATGTGAACCGATGGCTCGTGCCGCCCGCCGACTTGAAGTGCATGGAGAACTTCACGTACTGGAAGATGCAGAGCGTGGCGTTGCGGACGAGCGAGGTGCCCGAGCTTTTCAAGGAGACGATACGTGGAATCTTCGAGAAGGGCGTTACCGTCTGGAACGACCCTGATAAGATGTACCGAATCGACTTGGCGGACAACGAACCCGTGAAGGGGGTGGGCTACTGATGGGTAAGAGCAGGAAGCGGAGCCGCAACGTATGGCAGTCTGCGGAAATGAACAACCAGCAGTACCGCATGTACTACGAAATGCTCGAGCAGATGGCGTGCGCCATATACCGCTGGGAGGGCTTGCCGGAGGAAATCGACCAGCGTTTCCTTGAGCTTACGCTGTTCAACAGGGGCATGAGCGTGTTCTTCTGGGATGACGATTACGATGCGTACTTCGCCGTGCAGGGAGCGCCTTCGGGCAAAATCAACATGTACCAGAACCCGTTGGAGTACATCGCCTACGGCGCGAACGGGTTCCACAGGCGCATGAGGGCGGCGGATTGCGTGCCCATCTGGAACAACTACCTGCGCAGGCCGGACATAAACGCCATGCGCATCTACGCGCGGCGGCTCGCCGACATAGACCGCACGGTGGACGTGAACCTGATGGCGCAGAAGATGCCGGTGTTCGCAATCGTGCCCGAATCGCAGAAGCTGACCGTTACGAACCTGATGAAGCAGTACGCGGGGAACGAGCCTATCATCATAGGGGCCGACGGCATGTTCGACCCGTCCGCCATCACCTATCTGAACAGCGGAGCGCCGTTCATCACCCCGGAGCTTCTGAAGGCGAAGCAGACCGTGTGGGCGGAGGTCATGACGTACTTCGGCATCGAGAACACGAACATAAGCAAGGCGGAGCGAGTGCAGTCCGCGGAGGTGGAAGCCAACAACGGGCAAATCGAAGCGAACCGTCTCGTACGCCTGAACTGCCGACGCGAAGCGTGCAGGCAGATAAACCGGAAGTACGGGTTGGAAGTATGGTGCGACATGAACAAGGACATATCGTCCCAGAACATGAACGTGCTGATGATGGCGGAGCCGGAGGTTCAGGCGGAAGGAGGTATCGGCATATGAGCGTGTACGAATACGGCGAGTGCGGGGTTCCGTACCACAGGGGCGCGATATTCACGGTCGAGTTGGGGTGCCTGGTCGATAACGGCTTCGATTTGGGGCTTGACAAGTACCCGATATTCGACGAAGCTTACCGTGCGCCGCTCAACGCGAAGATTGTCGAGCATTTCTTCTTCCGCGAAATCGGATTGGAAACGCCTGCGCTGTTCAGGCGTTTCCTCAACCGGAAGATGAACGAGGTCATGCCGTTCTACAACCAGCTCTACCGCAGCGCCCTCATGGAGTTCGACCCCTTCGGAAACTACGACATGGAGACAACCGGTTCGAGCAGCGCGAAGGCAGACCAGAGCAGGGACTACTCGCGAACCGAGAGCAGTGCGACCAACGCAACCAGCTCCACCGTGAACGACACGGGGAGCAGGTCGCGGACGCTGGTGAGCATGACCCCTCAAATGCAGCTTTCGGGTCACGAGGATTACGCGACCAACATAACGGACGGGGACAGCACGACGAACGCGAAGGGGGACAGCACCCAGGAGGGGAGCGCCGCCAGCGAAGCGAGCGACACCACGAAGGCGAGTACGGCATCCACCGAGGATTACGTAACCCGCGTGAGCGGCATTTCGGGTATCACCAAATCACAAGCCCTCATGCAGTTCCGCGAGACGTTCCTCAACATCGACATGATGGTGATAGGTGAGCTGAACGAGCTTTTCATGGGGATATACACGGATTACTGGAATGCTCTTTAAGGAGGTGATTTCATGGGACTGTACTACCCGTTCCTCGGCGGCGGGCGCACCTGCAACCAGGTGACTACCCCGCTGGTGTACGACGAATCGCTGTCCTACGAGCAGCAGATTGCGTGCATCTTCGGCAAGCTGAAGGAGATTGGGGACGGCTACGTCACCACGTCGGAGTTCGACAGCTACAAGGGCAACGCGGCGGCAGACCAGGAGAAGCAGACCGAAGAGCTGGAAGGCTACGCCGACGCCGCAGTGTCCGCGCTCGACAAGAAGCTAAGCAAGCTGATTTCCGATTTGCAGATAGGCATGATGCTGTGGAACGTGACGGTGGGCGAGTACACCGGCAACGTCCAAGCCATGCGCGACATGTTCAACGACGTTACCGTGCATTCGATTACCGTCGATACGCTGGCCGGGCTGGACATGACGGTGGACGGGCTTGCGGAATGCGGGCTGAACGTGCGCGGACTTGCCGTGTTCGGCGGCTACCTGGTCGGGGACGGCTTCGTGCCCGAGGGAATCATGTACGAGGACTCGCCGTCCGCGGACGGCAAGTCCGCGACAACGAAAGGAGAGGAATGATGGCAACCGAGTTCACACCGAACTACAACCTGGACTTGTACGCGTCCGGGGACAAGCCCAACCTGCGCGACCAGTACAACGCGGCCATGGGCAAAATCGACACCCAGCTGAAGCTGGAAGCCGACGGCGTGACCAACGCGAACGCGAACGTCATGGGCATCCGCGCAGACGTGGAAGCGCTCACGTCGACCGTGGAAGAGCACGGCGTTAAGATTGCGGGTGCGCAGAAAACGGCGGACGATGCGCTGTCCCTTGCGCATGCCAACGAGGGGGGCATTGCAAGCACCCAGGCGGACGTTGCGTCGTTGCAGCAGACCGCGAGCAGCATGCAAACCCAAATCAACGGCAAGGCGCCGACCAGCCATGCTTCGTCCGCATCCACCTACGGAGCAGCGTCCGCGTCCGACTACGGCCATGTGAAGCTGTCCGATGAGACCACGGCGAGCACGTCCGCAACCGACGGCGTGGCCGCGACCCCGCTTGCGGTTAAGACCGTGAACGACACGTTGAGCGCGGTTAAGGCGAAGACGGACAAGCTGGCGGTTAACAGCCCCGTTTCGCAGGTTGAGTTCACCGCACCCAACAGCGGGGACGGCACGCATGGATTCGGCGTAACCAGCGGCTTCAGCGATGGAAAGCCGCAAACGAAGCTCAACGTCACGAACCGGCAAATCGGGTTCTACATGAACGGCGGCTATCAATGGATTGTCAACCCGATTGCCCACAACTCCCAGGTGGAACAATACCTGAAGGTGTACTTCCGTGGGAACGTGGCCATCATCAGCTTCAACGGCGTGGAGAAGAACTTCACCACCCCTAGCGAGTGGATGCTGCTGGCAACGCCCGAGCAGTTGGGAATCACGGCATCGCCCGGAGACAACGTCTACAGCTCCGTGAACATCGACTACGAAGGAGGACAAACGGGAACGGCTCGGCTAGGGTCGAGCGGTCTCCACATCCGCGCAAGCGGGGCGTCCGCCGGGAATCACAGCATCTACGGGCAGTTGGTTGTCTTCGCGAACTACACGTTCCCGTCCACGATGGCATTGCGCAAGGGCGAAGCGGTGGAACCGGCACCCGACATGCCCGGAACTTTCACGTTCCTCATCGTCCCGGGCGCAACGCAGGAAGCCGAGCAGGAATAGGAGCAAGCTATGCCCAGCACGCGAACCATATGCTACTACGCGATGTACGTTATCGGCGAGGTCGAATCCCGCTGGGATTGGACTGCCGTGAACTACAACGACCCAATCACCATAGGGATGATGCAGTGGTACGGGACGCGGGCTGCTTCGCTTCTGAACCGGGTGAGGGAGGAAATGCCGGATGCCTACGGGCAGCTGGCATCCTCCCTCCGTGCGGATATCGAATCCCACGACGCGGGCAGCGCATGGTGGACGAGCAGATACCTCACGAAGGGCGAGGGCAACAGCATCGTAACCGTGTTCCAGGACGAGCGGAACCACGTAATCCAGGAGAGCCAGGCAATCGCGGATTTCGAGGGTTACATCCCGACGTTGGAGAGCTGGGGCATGAGCCAAGCCTACCCGAAGCCGCTCGTATTCGCCATGAGCATGTACCACCAGAACCCGTCCTATGCAGGGCAGGTGGTCGGCACGGCCGGGGGGAGCGCAGACCTTGACCGCATTTACACGCTGTGCATGAACCACGGCGTTCTCGGGCAGTACCGGAACCGGTACACGACGATTTACAACCGGTTGAGGGAATGGGACGGCGAGAGCGAGCCGCCCGACTTCGGACAGAGCGGGAAGCCGGACACGGAACCCGGAGGAAACAACCCCGGCATAAGCACGGAGCCCAGCAAGCTGGGATACATCATCCAGCAGGGCAACATCCTGGTGCTGTACGGCAAGGACGAGTACGCGGACGGCGTTGCGTTCTACCCGGCGGGAACCCAGAAATGGGTTAACGGGTTCAACGCGAACGGAACGGAGATAGAGGGCGGGAACGAAGGAGGCGGCAGCGAGACGGGCAGCGAAGCCCAGAACGCCGTATGCGAGCTTTACCGCTCATGGCTGAACAGGTTCTCATACGGGCAGGGTGCCGGAAGGCTCGACCCGCTTGCATCCGGATACGGGGACTGCTCTTCTACGATATGGTATGCGTACCAGCAGGTTGCCGGAATCGACGTGGGAACGTGGACGGGCGCTATGAAGGACAAGGGGCGGGGCATCGCAAGCGGATATGCTGGCGACCCAATCCCGGTCGATTCGATGCAGCCGGCGGACTTGGTGCTTATAATGTGGAGCGGTTGGAATCCCACGTTCGACCATGTAGAATTGTACATGGGGAACAACGTGCTATGGGGGCATGGCGGAGGGTATGACGGAAGCGAAGCGGGCCCGAACCAAACGACCGCAGATGCGAGGAACTACTCGCAGGCGACGTATTACTGGGAGGTGCGGAGGTACTTATGAGCGAGAGCATGTACTACGATTCGCACGACTTAATGACACGTAACGCCATGTACAATTTCGTTATCGGAGGTCGAGGAACCGGCAAGACGTACGACTTCAAGTACAAACGCATAAAGCACTTCATCAAGACTGGAAAGCAATTCATCTACCTGCGGCGCTACAAATCGGAGTTCGACGATAAGCAGGAGTTCTTCCAGGACGTTGTGGAGCGTTTCCCTCAATGGGAGTTCAAGGTCGAGGGCATGAAGGGTTACATGCGAAAGGTTGCCTGCGAAGGCGAGAAGCCGGAGAAATGGCGGCTGCTGTGCTTCTTCATCACGCTTGCGAACGCGCTCACCAAGAAATCCGTACCGTATCCGGACGTGGACATGATTGGGTTCGACGAGTTCATCATCGACAAGGGTTCGCTTCACTACCTGCAAAACGAGCTGAAGCAGTTCCAGGACTTCTACAACACCGTCGACCGTTTCCAGGACAGGGTGAAGGTTATGTTCCTGGCTAACGCCGTCGCATTGACCAACCCCTACTTCATAGGATGGAAGCTGAAGCCGCGCAAGGGAAAGCGGTTCATCATGGCGCATGACGGGTACATGTGCGTGGAGACGGTGCAGAGCGATATGTTCAGGGCGCATGTTGACAACACGAGGTTCGGAAGGATGATTCGCGGAACCTCGTACTACGATTACGCAGTTGGAAACACGTTCCGAGACGATAACGACAAGTTCATAGCGAAGAAGTCCGATGAAGCGAGGTTCTACTTCGCATTGAGGTTCGACGAGAAAACGGTCGGGGTTTGGGTTGATTACAACGACGGGGTTTACTACGTATCAAGAAGGTTCCCGAAGGATGCTACGGTTTACGTGCTGACCAAATCCGACATGCAGCCGAACCTTCTCATGATTGAGAAGTCGAGCGTTGTTCTGCGGAGCGTGCGCAAGCTGTACATGCAGGGAAGCGTGTACTTCGACAGCATAGAGACGCGGGAGTTCTTCAACAACGTGTTCGACTATCTGGGTTTCTAGGAAAGGAGATTTTATGGAGGTTGCGTACAGCCCTGACTGCTTCACAATCATCTCTTGCCTTCTGTTCATGGTAATGGACTTCGCAAGCGGGCTTGTGAAGGCGGCGAAGAACAAGGCGATTTCAAGCACGGTTATGCGCGAGGGGCTTTTTAATAAAGCCAGCCTTGTGCTTGTAATCCTGCTTGCAATCATGTGCGAGGCGACCATGACGCACTTCGATATCGGGATGGACTTGCCGCTGGTGGTGCCGGTTTGCGCCTACATCGTGCTTATGGAGGTTGCTTCGATTCTGGAGAACGTGCGCGAGATTAACCCGCAGTTGAGCGACAGCAAGGTGCTGGGGCTGTTCAAGAAGAAAGGGTTGTAGGATGCTGAACGGAATCGACGTTTCCAGCTGGCAGGGCGATATTGACCTTGCCGCGCTTGGTTTGGACTTCGCCATCATGAAGGCCACCGAGGGTACGGACTATGTGAACCCGTATTGCGACCCGAAGGTGGAGCAGGCGAAGTCGCTTGGTTTGAAGTGGGGTTTCTATCATTTCGCAACGGGAGGGGACGCGGTTGCCGAAGCGGATTACTTCGTGGACAACTGCGCCAACTACTTCGGAAACGGCATCCCGGTGCTGGATTTTGAAGCGGATGCGGTTTCTCGCGGTGCCGGATGGGCGAAAGCGTTCCTTGACCGCGTGTACGAGCGAACCGGAATCCGTGCGCTTATCTACATGAGCCAGTCTGTAACCGTGCAGTACGATTGGAGCGCGGTTGCCGCGAACCACGGGTTGTGGGTTGCCATGTATCCGAACGTGCTGCACCCTGGATTCGAGTATGATGCGGACTTCACGGCTTCGACCGGTGCGTGGGATTTTGTCGCGATATGGCAGTATTGCAGCGATGGGCGTTTGCCTGGGTACAGCAGCGACCTTGACTTGAACCACGCATACATGACACGGGAATCGTGGGACAAGTATTCGGGAGCCTACAAACCGGCGAATAACGATAACGGCGGCGATGTTATCGTGGTTCAGGATGATGATTACATTGTGGAGGTAAAGCGCAAGTAGTTGTCCAGACAAGTGGTTTTTGATACTATATCAATCGTCGGAAACACGATTGAAAGGACGGAAACCATGGCACGTATGTTCTATTCCTACCAGGACGGCGATGTGTACTTCATCACCAAGAAGTGCGGGCTTGAACTGCTGATGGACGAGCAGGCCGGAGATAACGGACTGCTTATCATCGCGGACGAGGATGTGTTCGAGATTGTCGAGTACCTGAACGGAGTGGAGAGCGGGTTCACGACGAAGATTCGCGCGAAGAAAGTTGTGCCGGAGCCGACGCTCGGTGATGCGATGCAGGAAATGGTGAAAACGGTGAACTCGTTCTTCGACGAATTGAGCGATGTTCTGGAAGGGTTGTCGAAATGCTAGTGTGCATTCTTATCGTTCTGCTAGGTACAGCCGTCACATACTTTTCGCTTACCAGCATGGACTGCAACGACTGCTGGTATCGGGACGGCGGCAGAATCCGGAACGCGCGTGTCGGTGTCTGTATCACAGTTGTAGGCTGTCTGTTGATTTGCTATCAGTTCTGGTATTGGAGCTAGGACACGACAGGAAGGACAAGGCAATGGCAACTATCAAGGAAGTGCAGCGGCTTATCAGCATCTATAAGTTTGATACGCGCAAGCGTGCAAGCTACGATGCGCGCAACAAGATGCTAACTGTGGACGGCGAACAGTACCGCGTTCACACCAACACGGAAGCGTGCAACCTGCTATATCAATTCATCATCAAGCGCTAGCCCTCACCCCTCGCACCCTCATGTCCTCCCCACGCTGTACAAGAATAAGGCGCTGGGGAGGTACACAGGGAGCGGGGGGCCACA